AAACCATTTGTTCCTGCACCAATTGTATAACTTACGTTAGCAGTAGAGTTATTTACTTGAATAGCTCCACCCGCTTGTGCGCCACCAATTCCACCCCATTGACCATTTATATAACCTTCAAATTGATTAGTGGTTGTGTTAGCCCTTAACATTCCTGTAGAAGGAGATCCTGCACGTTGAGCAGTAGTTCCCGCAGGAACTTGAATTTCCCCTGTACCTGTCATAGTAATGTCACCAGATGCAGTAAGGGTTGTAACGCTTGTAGCACCTGTTAAAGCAAGATTATCCCCAGATTGGAGTTCCTCTATTTGCGTACCACTTATAACTAATGGAATTCTTGCAGTCATTTCTTTTCCTTAAACAAGAGGAACATTCACAATCGTTCCACCATATAGTAAAACTTGTATATAACTATTTACCGCCAGTACAACCCTTGTTACTCCTGTGTACAACAATACTGGCAAACCAGAATAAGCAATAGGACCCGTAGGTCCTGTCGGACCAAAAGGACCTGTAGGACCTGTCGGTCCAGTCGGGCCACCATAAGGACCTGTTGGACCCAAAGGTCCCGTAGGACCCGTGGGACCGCTAACAGGAGGTGCAAAATAAAGAGCAGGAGTACTCCAACTCAGTACAGTTGGTGCAATAGAGTTAACTACTGAAACAGATACCCAAACATCATTACCAGTAGACGTTATTGGTGTTGCTGACCATCCAGTTGGAGGAGTTCCTACATTTGTAGTAAAGTTCCAAGAACCACCAGTTGGTGTTGCAGGTTGAGTAACACTTTGAATGTAAATAGGCCATATAAAATAGGTAACTGTGTTTACACCTGGGTTACCATATAACCCATTGTTTTCACCATTCCCAGAATAATAGCTACTTGTTATCATTTAAGTCTTCTTGCATTTGCAATAAGTTGTTAATTAACCTAACGTCCGTAGGGTTTAATTCTACTGCTTTCTGACAAAATTCAATTGCTTTTTCCTTTAGCCCAATATTCCATGCAGAAATACTGGCTAAATCCCAAGGTTTCTCACCCCAAGCACTTGGATCCATTGTGTAAACCGCTTCCTTGTCAACAATCTTCAATGCAGTCATTGCACTTGAATAACACTCTTCCCACATAGAACATCTGTAAGAATACATTGCTAAATCTAACCAAGGTTCTCTAGTGTTAGGAGCTTCTGCACAAGCCAACCTGTACCATTTTAGGCATTCCCAATGGTTAGCCAGTTCTTCATAGCTTTTGCCTAACAACCTCATCGCATAGCATCTTTCATTAATCCAAGTAGCTTCAGGCATCTTTAAATACTTGTGTAAAGCATCTATAGCTTCTTGCCAACGATAATGAAAGGTTAACTCTCTACAATGATAAAAAGCATTCCTTGGACAATGTGGATCTTCTTTAACCGCCATTTCTAGTAAATCCATATATTGACCTCTTGATTTTGTTGGATCAGGTTTATGAACTACTAACAACATATCTGTTTGTGCCCAAACTTCTACAGTTCTTGGGTCTGGAATTGGATATTCGTGAACCGCATGATGAAAAAAATAACCTTTTTTAGCAAAAATCTTTTCGTAATAAAAAGCAATTCCCGCACCCCAATCAAATTTATATCTTAATCTAGTCGTTCCAGGTGTCCAAACTCTTTCAATTTCTTCTCGCCAACCAGGCTGAAGTTCTTCATCTAAATCAAGACTAACAACAATGTCTATGTCTTTTGGCAAAAGAGCTAAAGCAGCATTTCTTGCAAGATCAAATCTCCAAGGATTAATACATATTTCATGTACTATTGCTCCATTTTCTATTGCCAAATCTACAGTATTGTCAGTTGAACCAGTATCTGCAATAAGTATTAAGTCTGCGCCTTTGGCAGAATCACAAAATCTTTTTACAAATTTTTCTTCATTTTTACTAATTGCACAAACCGCTATTTTCATAATCTAATCCCTATAAAATCAAAAATCTAGATCCATTCGGTACTGTTACTGAAACACCATTACTCAAAGTTATCGGACCCACACTACTTGCAGAATAACCAGTTGGAATAACCACAGACGTAGTAAGAGTCATAGAGTTAAGAACTAACCCCTGTACACTTAATGCCCCAGTTGTGGGGATAAGTTTGTCTGCTACGTTGTCTTGGTTAATAGCCATTTTTAAACGTCCGTTGCGCCTTGATATTGAGACATTGTTTTAAGAACTGTGTATATTGCAGTCATCAACTCACCCTTACCCGCTAGGTCTGCTAATCCAATGTAGTGTGCGTGCTCCATCACAGGAGACATATTTCCATGTCTTGCATCTGCGTTGTAATGTACGCTAACTTGTACTTGGATGTTGTCTTTGTTTCCAAAAAAGTTGGTTACACGAGCGTAAGCCTCTGGTGCTGGTGCGCCAAATTGAGTTTGTTCTATGTTAATTTTTAATGCCATTATCCGACCTCTATTGTTTCAAGTTTACAAACCCAATGTATAGTGGTACTTGCCGCACCAGTTGCATTAATACTTATTGCTTTATTTGTATTATCTGCTGTTGCAGAAACAACCCATGTTGATGCACTTGCTGTGTATCCTATTGTAGTTACACTTGGAGTTCCAACAAGAGCTACAGTTCCGCTTGTATTTTGTATTGAACCAAGTATCTGATATGAAGCAGTATCGTTTGTTGATGTGTTTCTGCCAGTAATTAATGCCCTAAATGTGTAAGCATAATTTGATGGAATTACTGCTTGATTTAATGTTCCAGCAGTTCCAGAATCAGCAGTTAATACAACTAAAGTGGCAGATGTACTTGTATTCCTTAAAGTATAAATACCTGTTTGAGCATCTCCTTGAGCAGAAAATTCACCAGAAGCATAGGCTTGTGCGCCTATTACACCTCTAGTAATTGCTGATTTACCACCTAAAATTGATGACCAATCGCCTGAAGCAGTATTTCTGTTTGTAGTAGTACCCGCATCACCACCACCACCAATAAAGCTATATGAGCCTGTTGCTTGGTTATTTCCTCCTCCTACTACTACTCCATGAGGTGTATAGAAAGATAGTGTTGGTGAGCCAGATGCGTTAGCGTTTTGAGATAATGTTAGTGATGTTCCTGAAATGGCTGAGACATAAGTAAAATCAACTAAACCAGTTCCACGAATAATTTGACCTACTTTAATACTTGCATTACTGCTTGACAATGTAACCGCAGTAGAACCAGATGTTACTGTTGTGGTTGCTTGTGTAGTTACAGCAGATGTGCTTGATTGCACAGTATTAGTAGCGCCTCCAACAATAATATTGAAAAATGAATTCGCAGTATTGGTTGTTCCACCTAATATATTGCTGTGGTATCCTGAAGCATTATTTGAATTTCCACCGACAGATATAGCATATTGACTGTTAGCAAGATTAGAATTACCACTTCCAACAAAACTATATGGAGAAGCTGAAGTATTATTTGCTCCACCAGAAATTACACTATTTGATCCACTAGCAACTTGCCCTACACTATTTCTACTTGTCTGCCAATCAACCGCATTAGCACCCCTAGCATTACCACCTGTAGCAGATGAAGTTGTTTGTTGTGCCTGAAGTGCGCCTGTACCCAATGGTTGTAAAACAAGAGGTGTATTTGTTCCTCCTGCCGCTTTAATTGCAGGATAAGAAGCATCCCCTACCACCTGAATATAAGTAGTAGAAGCATCTCCAAGGGTTGATGTTCCTGTAACTTCTAAGGTTGTGAATTTACCTGTTGAAGCAGTTGTAGCTCCAATAGTTGAATTGTCTATAGTTAGACCAGTTAGTGCAGATGTAAATGTAGGTGAACCTGTACCGCCAGACACTAAAGGTTGTCCGCTAGTACCAGGTGTATTTAAAGCTAAAGCACTTGCTCCAGAATATGTAACCGCACCCGCACTAGCCGTTAAACTGGCATTAGTACCGCCCTTGTTTAACGCTATGTTGTTTCCGTTCCACGTTGCATTGGTTATAGAACCCGCATAACTTAATGTATTGGTTGACCAAGATACATTTGATGGTGCGGTAAAATGATAATCCCAAGATCCTGCGGCACTACTATTTGATAACAATACTAAAGTTACAAAACCGCCTGATGGAATTCCACCAGATATTATTGATGTACCAGAGTTGTTATTTAAAGTAATTGCACCACTACTTTGATTATTATTAAATGTAAATGTTGCGCCATTTGGCAATGTAGTTGCGTTTGGTAGTTGGAATGTTTGTCCACCAGTTCCAGTTACATACCAATTTTGTACAGATGCCGCAGTTAAAACTTGAGTTGTTCCACTTGCAGTTAATCCATTAAAACCTTCAAATAAACAATTAGTTGATAAATTAAAATTGGCATCATAAACCGCAACACCATTTGCTACATTGGTTGCATAACTTGTACCCCAAGCACTACCAGTAGAGTTTGCTATACCTGCGCTAGGATATACAGTAGGTCCTTGAGATCCAGTAGGTCCTGTAGGTCCAGTATTTCCTTGAATACCCTGAACACCCTGTACACCTTGTGATCCAGTAGGACCAATGTTTCCTTGTGCTCCAGTAGGTCCAGTAGGTCCAACATTACCCTGAGATCCAGTAGGACCAGTCGGACCCACAATACCTTGAGAACCCGTAGGACCAGTTGGACCAATTGCTCCAGTCGAGCCAGTAGGACCTGTAGGACCTGCAACTGTGGAATTAGCTCCCGTAGGACCAGTAGCACCTGTGGGTCCAACTATTTGACCTACGTTATACCAGGCAGTTCCATTCCAAATATACAAATCACCATTAGATGCAACAATATATGCATCATCTACGTTATTTCCTGTCGGAGGTAAATCAGCAGGTGTTGCTACAGTACCTTTGATATTTATTGATGTTCCTTGAGGACCTGTAGGACCACCAGTACCTGTTGGACCTGTCGGACCTGTTGGACCTGTAATACCTTGTATTCCAGTTGGACCAGTAGGACCTGTTGCGCCAGTAACTCCTGTTGGACCAGTTGGACCTACATTACCTAATTGTCCAGTTGGACCTGTGGGTCCTGTATAACCAATATTACCTGTTGGTCCTTGTGGACCTTGCACACCTTGTATACCTTGTGGTCCTTGTGCCCCTTGTGGACCAGTTGGACCAATGATAGTAGAAGGTGCACCTGTAGGTCCTGTTGACCCTGTAGGTCCCGTTGCGCCCGTAGGACCAGTTGCTCCTGTCGGACCAGTAACCCCTTGTATACCTTGAATACCCTGAATACCTTGTGGACCTGTCGGACCTGTACTTCCTGTTGGACCTTGTTGGGTAATAGGTGAAGGTGTTGACCAAACAATAGTTGTTGGTGTTTTAGAGTTTACAAATGCAATAGACCACCAAATAGTTGTAGTTGGTGAACTAGGAGGTGCATTTAACCACCCTGTAGGAGGTGTTCCTGTATTTGTAGAGTAACTCCATGATCCACCAGTAGGTGTAGCAGGAGCAGTAGATCCTTGATAAAAGATAAACCATTCAAAGAACGTGCCACCATAGTAATTATCTGTACTCCCGTACAACCCATTACTTTCATTAGGCTGAACAACTTGTGCAGTTGCAGTTGAGCCGTATAGTCCTTGTGTTGCCATTATCGAAACGAGTATCTGTAGTTACGGGGTTGGTATTCAGAAGATAAATGTCTATCTCCTCCACTCCAAAGATCTTTCATCGCTTGATCCTCAATTAATCCGTAAGCAGCATCAAATCTTGCATTCCACTTATCTGCTTCAGAAACATTCTTTTTCTTGTCGTAATAAGCCCACAATACTTTATACATATACCCTTCAGGGAATGTTGCAAGAATTGCATTACTTTGAACAATAGGGTTTAGTGAATCTGTTGTTGGGCTAAACAAGAATGGGAAAGCCTTTACATAATATGCAAGTATTGTTGTTCCGTTACCAGGATTAGGAGTAAATAAATAGTTAGGTCCTACTTCTGAGAAATTAGCTCTAATAACCCTTGGAACACCAAAAGGTTTTACATAAAGCTGATCAATCATTGATAAACGAATAATCTCTCTATCTCCAACCCTGTCGTAAATAATCCAAGGTCCAAACCCTGCATTCAATGTGCCTGGAGGAACTTGAGAACTAGGAGTTTGTTGAAAGAAAATAATAGGCCAGTTCATATCCGCAGGGATAGGAGCTAAACCATTTGAATTTGTAACAATTGTAGAAGGATTAACTGGATCGTAAGGATTACTCCTTAACGCAGGTAAATAAATTGTTCTAAAAGATAACTCTGCAAATTGAATACAGAATTGAATATCCATTGAAGATTGTGTAGGGAGTTTTAAAATAGCCGTAGGATATGTTGGGAAGCTCCAAACTATGTCAGGGTCAGATACAGTAATTGTGCTTGTAGAGACTGCTGTAACTAGGGTAAAAGGTCCCATTTGGGTTGGAGAAATAAAATCCCCAACTAACACCAATGATGTGCAATCAGAAGCAGTAGTAATGACTCCTGTTAATGAATTGTATGCAGTTGCATTAACGCTTATTGATGTTGGAATAGCTCCTACCCATTGAGCCACTCTTGTAACGAGGTTGTTGGCAGATTGGATAAAAAGAGACATAAAACATCCTCATCGAGTAGGTATTATCGGATTGTAAGGCAATGGTATTTTTCCGCTTGGATGACAAACAAAATCTGAGTAATATTCGTTAACTATTGCGTAAAAAAGAATCTTGTCATCTCTGTCTTGCTTAATTAATTCCCAAGGACGATTGCTAAACCACTTTGAGCTTATTTCATGAGCAAAACACTTAGGTAAATCCATAGCATGGAAAGTACCCGCAAAAAAAGGATTGGCAGTTCCGTGAATCTTGTAGAACTCCCGTCTTTCTTTACAGTTTTGTCTAATATTTTCTACGTTATGTTGCGTATATTGGACATATCGTTGACCATCTTCAGCACCAATTTTGTAGTCGATACGATCAGTCTTGAATGTTTGACTCCAAGTGCCAGACTTAACATCATTAAACATTTGGTTATTTCGGGCTAAAACACCCTCAATACCTGCTTCTAGATTACCCTTCATGTAGTAATCTTCGTTAATCTTGGCTTCTTCGTTGTCTAAATTCAATTCCATATCTTCTCCAAAAAAAAGGGAGAGAACCCTTTTGGGATTCCCTCCAATCTCTCAACTAAATTAAGCGAGGTAACGCTGAACTTGAGTAGATGCTCTTGGTGTTGTGATTGGTGTGCCAGTTGTGATAGCAGCAAGAACTGCAACACCTGCTGGGTTACGCACAATCAATGTACCTTCCATGATGTACTGATCCAAAGAAGCATCTGCATTTGAGAATACTTCATTGTTTGGACCAAGTTCACGCAAAGAACCCCATTGAACAACATCAGGATTCAAGAAAAGAATCGCATTGTTGTTTGAACCTGTCTGATCCATGATCCAGTTGTCATCAATTTGGTATGTATAGTTGAAGTCACCTTCGTATGTACCAATTGTGTCGCCCTTGTCAGCAGGATTGAACCTGTTGATAGAACGTGACTGTGGAATGTTGTCAGAAATTGTAGTTCTGAGTGATGTAGGTACAACCATGTTAGTAATCTTAGCGTTGAAGCGTTGTTCAGCAGCAGTTACTAATTGCTTGTATAAAACAGGAGAAAAAGCCTGGTTAGTTTCGTTAGCACCAAAACTGAAATAACCCAAACCTGCGTTTGACAACAAACCATTGAATGGTACGTTGGTGTTAGTTACAGTTGTTGTGTCTGTACCATCAGAAGCCGCCAAGTTCAATACTGAAACACCATCTGTGTCATTTCCTGAACGTGTACCTGCAAAAGCAAACAAAGAACCAAATCTACGTCCGTTGTTTGGTGATGCGCCTTGAGTTGCTGACTGTCCAGAGTACTTGATTGAAGCACCATCTGCACGAACCATTTGGAGTTCAACGTCAAACATGATTTCAGTTAATTGCTTAACTTCTTGATATGCTTGTGGATCTCCACCTGCTTGCTCAACTGCACGAGCAGTACCAGTTGCACCGATAACTGTTGTAAAGATTTGTGTGTAGTTACCAATGTTGGCACGAGTGTTAGATGCTGCCAAAGAAGAAGTGACTGCTGCACCTTCTAAGTTTGCATTAAGTGTAGGCTGACGGAAATAGTCATTAGGCCAAATGTGTAGCGTAGAGTTAATCTTACGCTTTTTGGACATTGCCATGTTAGTTGTTGGAGTACGATCTTTAACATAGTTAGAGACTGTTAAGTCCATATCTTTAACTACGATATCTGTTTGGTATGGTCCGTTACCATTACCTAGATTTGCTGATGTGATTTGTGCCATGATTTTATAGTCCTAAAAGGTTACTTACGTCTTTGTTTGTTAGTCGCAAGCATTGTTGCCAAAAGTTGCCTAGTTGCATTCTTATCGCCTTTATTAGCTGCCTGTTGAAGTCTCTCAGTCTCTGAAGAAGGTGAGGTTTTCGCTTTAGCTCCAGATTTGATACTAGCCGCTATCGAACCACCCACATTGCGAACTACTGGCTTTTCACGGAACTTCATTCCATCCCGAATCAAACCCAATAAAAACTCATCACTAGAGATCAAATCAATATTTGGAACCCCAGGAACAAGTGTTGCATTCGCACTTTTCCAATCCTTAGATAATTTATCTCTTAATTCCTCAAAATTAGCCCTGTTTGCCAGTTCTTTATCTGAGAAACTTTGCCTAGCTTTATCCAGATTCTGTTTAACATAATCTGCTCTGGCATTAAGAAACTCTTGTACCTTTGGACGATTTGTCTGGATGAACTTAGACTTGTCCTGAATAAGTTGATCATTTTGACGGATAGCTGCATCCGCTTCTGATTTCTCTAATTCAGTTTGTGCCCTTTCACGGATTTGCTTCCATTGTTGGTTATAGCCTTGAAGTGTAATTAGCTCATCTGCTGCTTCTTGCAACTGAGGAACCAATGTCATCTCAATACCAATTTGCAATCCGTCTAGTTCAGCCCTTCTTCTTGACTCATACTCTTCAAAATCAGCTTTTTCAGCTTTAAGTTTTCTAGAGTTTTCGTCTAAAGCACTTGTTTGCCCAAGGAGAGTAGCCGCCTTCTTTGCAGTTAATTCAACAAACCCGCCTTCTGCGTTTTTGTTCGGTATCCTTAACTTCATGTCAGGATTTTGCTCTGCAAATTCAAAAAAGTTTACTGGTTCGTTGTCTCCTGCGGAGGACTCCCCATCTTCTTGATCTACAGTTTCCTCAGTCTCACTTGTACTTTCTTCAGGTTCAACTTCCTCTTCGGGAGTAGCCTGTGGGGATTCAGCTAATGCTTCCTCTTGTCCACCTGGAGGCTCTTTACTGCCAATCACTTGAGGACTGTTCCGTCTATTAACGGCAATCATCTCAGCAATCTGTGCTTCTGGGCTTCCAGTTTGTTGCGAAACGGCCTCTTCGGTTACGTTTTCCATAGTTTATCCTATTTTCCTAAGTTGTTGCAATTCCTCTTTAAGACTTAAGCCTTTTGACTTAGCCTTTTCCAGCTCTCTCTCTAACTTCACATCAGAAAGTCTTTCCATGTATTCAGTCTTTTCTATGAAAGTAATGAAATCCCTAATTCCAATAAGATTATGAGAATACTCAATCTTTTCTTTATCTGTCTTGCAATCTTCAATTCTGTCCATGATGTAAAACCGATAAAGGTTAAACAACAATGCCAAATCGTTGTTGGCTAATAATCTTTTTGCAGACTGTGCGTTTTCCGCAACAAGTACCCGTCTGTGAGATGGTGCTTGGCTTTCTGTATCTTCTACCCTAGTTCTCCGATTAAAGTAATCGGTAATATTTCCAATCAAAGTCTTCATAAATCTCCTAGTCTATTCTTACGTCTTTAAGATTACCTTTTTTAGCCGCCATAGCATCAAACATATTGTCTACGTCCATCTGCTGAGTTTCTTTAACAATTTTGCCAGTCTTAGCCTGAACTTCTTGAGTAGTTGCCTGATTAAGTTGTGCCTTAGATTGATGCAATTGGTCTTCAGCAGAAGGAGGTGCTTTAGATTTAGCTTGAAGTATCTTCATTGCCTCTTCTAAAGTTGGTAAATAAGCATCAACGTGTCTTACACCCAATACTCTTAATGTATCTTCGTAAGGTCTTCTAGCTTTTTCAAACATCTCAGGCATATCAGGTGTCAACATCATCATTGCTTGTGCAAATTGTTGTTGTGCTTGAGTAATTAACTGTTGTCTAGTTAACCTATTCTCATCAGACATAAAACCTAAACCTAAGTCAATATTAATCATCTTACGATCAATAAACTCATAGTTAGCCATTTTCTGAGCATCTAAGAATGGTCCACCTTTCTCAGAACATATGTGCGCCAACTGCTGAATTGAATAATCATCAGCATATTGGATCATTGTGTGCCAGACCAAGTGAATCAAATCTTGTACGGCTATCGCACAGTTTTTAATTAACTCATCTTGGATTAATTGGTTTGGACCCATAGCAGTTTGTAGCTTGAATCCTGAATTACCATCCTTCATAACCTCTGGATTTAGAGAATCATTAGGATTGGTCATTCCAATCATAGCCATGTTGTCTTCTTTAAGCGACTGCATAGCAGACTCAACATAAGCGAGATTACCTTGTAAAGGAGCAAACTCATAAACGTGTTTAGCAGGATCAAACTTACGATCCAAAATAAACAATGCAGATACACCTCTTTGAATTTCTTCAGCATCTATAAACTCTGGGTTAACTCCCATCTTAGGAGTGGAGGCTTGCATTGCAAAAGACAATTCAGCACGTTTAATAGATGTTGCATACTCTTGGATAGGTACTAGACGTTCACCCATAGAGTAACCAAAGAAGTTCCCAGTAATGGGCTTTGGACACATATTAGCCAAAGGAATGAAATCCACTTCTTTGACATACAAAATGTATGAACCTGAGTAACATACCTCAACAATCTCTTCTTCACCATCACCATCTACATCTTTCCTTAACCATGCAGTAGTTAACATAACTACTCTTGCATATCTATCTGCACCTTGTGAGGCAATAACACCTTGACCAGGAACTGGGGTTGAATCTCTAGCGTGAAGTGCTAAATCATTCTCTAATGCACCTGCTTGGTAAGCTCCCGCAGGACCATATGCTGCGTGATCAGCGAACTCTTCCATGTCAATAAAAGGATACTGAACCTTAGCTTCATGGATAGTCATTGGTTCATAAAAACCCACAAAATCTTGATACATGATCTGTGGGATTGTTGGATTACAAACAAAATAGTGTTGTGCAACGTGTTTAATACGAATATTTGTCTTTGTGCCTGTCAATTTATATTTAGCACGATAAACAGTATTATTCCTTATTGCTTCATTGAGTTCTGCGCCTGGATCAACCTCTTGTTCTGCCTCTTGCTCATCTCCAGGTTGCATAGCCTCCATCATGGCTTGTTGTAAATTTACATCAACCTTACGCATCTCTTGTCTAAGAGGTTTTAACCCTTTTTGAGCTGCTTCTATCTCAAATACTT